AATTTATTAACGAACCTTCACCCATCATTGAAAACACTACCCGCTGGGCGTACGCAACTGCTGCGTCCGGCGAGGTTTCCGCCGTTACGGCCGCTTCGCTGACTGCGTTTGCCCGACGGGCCGAGGCCGACGGCTATGACGGGGCGGTGATCGAGGCGTTCGCGGCGACGTTGCCGCCGGGGGTGGTGCTGTACCCGTACTGGGTGCCGGTGCTTGCCGACGTCATCGCCCGCAGGGAGCCTGCCCGCGTCATCTCGTTCTCGGTGCCGCGCAGCCACGGGAAGACGCTCCTAGCCGCCTTGCTGGCCGGATGGGTGCTGAGAGACCCCGATGCCGACAAACTCGTCGTGAGCGCCGCTACGGCCCTTGCGCAGGCCCGCCTGTCGGTCGAGGAGCTGGCGAAGATCCATGATTGCTTTGACAACGTCCCCAAAGACTCACGCTGGCGTGGCAGGCTTTCAAATGTCCAGCCAGTGTTGCGGCATGGGAAAGGTCAATTCAAGCCAGTGGCCCGTGACCCACGGCGAGCCGACGGCATCACGCCTGCGCTGGTCCTCGCCGACGAGGCGGCCCGGCTCGAGGGTGAGTACCTCAGCCGGTTGATGACGGCGGCGACCAAGACGCCCGAGGGGCGGCTGCTGATGACCACCACCGCCGACGATGACCTGAGCCTGCCCTGGGCGGGCTGGCGGCAGGAGGCGGAGCAGCAGCTGCTCGGCGGTCGGCTGCGGGAAGACTGGTGCGTCCACCACTGGGCGTCGGACGCCGGTGCCGACATCCACGACCCGCGCCAGTGGCGCAAGGCCAACCCGCAGCTGTGGATCGAGGGCGGGCACATCACCGAGGCGTCCATCCGGTCTGAACTGGCGTTCCTCGGCTCCAGGGCGTCCGGCGTCGAGGAGTTCCGCACCCAGCGGCTGAACCTGCCCGGCGGCAGCCTCGCCGCGGTCGGCATCGACCCGGTCGTCCTCGAGAAAGCGCGGTTTGACTGGGAGCTCGAGAGTGTGCGCGGGCGTCGGGCGTGGGTGTTCATCGACTTCAGCCTGGGCAGCGTCGTGGGCGCTCGAGCGGACCTGACGAGCGTGGGGGTGGTCGTGGACGGCGGCGAGTGGGGGCTGCTGCGGACGTGGTCGTTCACTTGCGGTGACCTCGAGTCGATGAAACAGAACCGGCCATGGCTGCACGACATGGTGCAGCGGGGGGAGGTCCACTGGAACGACGGCCAGTTAGTCGACTTCCACGCCGTCGAGGCGCTGCTCGAGACGCTGGCCAAGACCTTGCAGCTCGAGGTCGTCGGCGTCGACGAAGTCGGCTGGACGCAGAACTGGGTGCGGTCGGTGCTCGTCGAGCGGCTCAACCTGCCCGTTGAGGCCCGCAGCCAGGCGCTCAAAGAGCAGGCACCGGCATGGTCGACGTTCGTGGCGCTCCTGCGCCAGCGGGCGCTGCGCTACCACGACGACCCCGTCCTACTGCACCAGCTGCGCCACGCCGAAACCAAGACCTACGACGGCGGCCTGACAAAGCTCTACAAGCGCGACGGGCAGAACATCGACGCCCTGGTTGCAGCGTGTAACGCGGCCCGCCTGTACGAGCTGCGCGGGCGGTCCAACCAGTGGGTGGCCGCTAGTGGCATCATGACCATTTGACCGCTATCTAGCGGACTCGGCGACTATTTCCGAAATGTGACAGGAAATGTCACAGCCGCCTATTGACAGAAAAAGCGCGTACTCAAACTGGGTGAGGCGTGAGCCTGCTTTCACGCCTGCGGCGCTACTTCATTGGTGGCTTCGACGCCTCCATGCTCGTCGACTCCTCGAGCGTCGGCGACGTCGAGGCGCTGCCCGGCGTGCAGCGGGCTGTCGAGGGCGTGGCGAGCATGCTCGCCAGCGTCAGCATTTGCGTCTACGACTCGCAGGACCAAGAGGTCTACCCGGCCGCCCTGAACCTGCTGACTGGCCGGGCGACCGAAATGGTCAACGGCTGGGACCTGCGGCGGTGGCTGGTCACTGAGTCAATCAGCCAGGGCAACGCGTACGCGTACCTCGCACGGACCTACAGCGGCGAAGTAGCGGAGATCATCCCGCTCGACCGCGGGCGCGTCACGATCAACTGGGCTAGCGACCCGTACCAGTACCTGCTCGACGGGCAGGCGGTTTCCTCGGCTGACCTGATTCATGTGAAGTCGGGCTACAGCCGGTGGGCTTTCATCGGCGAAAGCCCGCTAGACAAGTGTCGCACGCAGCTCGAGCTGATCGCCAACCTCGACCAGTGGGCAGCGACCATGGCCGCGACGGGCACGACCCGTCGGCTGGCGTTCAAGTTTCCCACGCCGATCAGCGAGCAGGCCAAGCAGTCGATCCTTTTGGCGTGGAAGGCCAAGCACTCGAGGGCCAACGGCTCAGGCGAGCCGCTGATCATCGACGGCGGCGGCAGCATCGAGGGCGTCAGCGGTTCCGATGACCTGTCGGCTCTGACGAACGCCCGGACGGCAGCCATGGGCGAGATCGCCCGTGCACTGAACATCCCGCTGTCGTTCCTCGCTGCGACAGAAAGCGGCACACAGGTCACGCTCGAGGCGCAGCGCACACTCGTCGATCAGACCCTGCGCCCCTGGGCGCGCCGCATCGAGGCCGAACTGATGGCCAAGCTGCTGCCCGGCTACCGGGTCGAGCACGACCTACAGGAACTGCTGCGCGGCACGATGAAAGACACCGCCAAGGAGCTTTCGAAGCTCGTCATGGCTGGGGTTCTCACGCCCAACGACGCACGGTGGTTCATCGGCATGCAGCCGGTCAAGGACCCCATGGCTGACGAGCTGATGCAGCGCCTGGACACCGCAGCCGGTCAGGCTGAGGTGAACGGCGACCGCGAGGACGAAGAAAGCGAGTCGCCCGATGCAGATTGACCGACGCAGCATCGAGTGCCGCGCCGAGGTCGACGGCAACACCGTCAGCGGACTCGCCATCCCCTACGGCACCGACAGCCAGCCGCTCCCGTTCATCGAGACGATCGAGCGGGGGGCCTTCGCCGAGGACATCGGCACGCGAAACGTCGCCATGTTGGTTGAGCACGACGGTGGGCGTGTGCTCGCCGACACGCGCAGCGGCACGCTTGTGCTCGAGGAGGGCGAGCGCGGCGTGTCGTTCCGGGCGCAGCTGCCCGACACACGCGACGGGCAGGACATGCGCGTTCTCCTGCGCGACGGCATCTACCAGCACATGTCGTTCGGGTTTGTGGCAGACAAGGACAAGTGGCAGGGCAACCGCCGCAGCGTCCTGAGCGCCCGCCTGTACGAGGTCAGCCTTGTTCACACGCCCGCCTATGAGGCGACCGCGGCCGCGGTACGGGCGTTCTCACACCACACCGGCCTTGTTGGCCGGTTCTTGCGGCTGCGGCTTGGAGAACTGAAGAAATGAACCGTGACGCACTGCTTGAAAAGCGTGCGCAGCTTGTCGCTGCGTGCGAGAACCACGCCACCGTTGCCACGCCGGACGCCGTCCGTGCGTTCGACCTGGCGGAAGAAGAAATCCGTGGCATCGACGCGCAGCTCGAGGGCATGGCCGTGCGCGGCCGTCTCGACGCTATCAAGGCCAAGAACAGCCAGGTTGTGGCTCGTCCTGAGATCCGCGGCGGCGGCAACGACGCTGAACTGGCGAAGTTCTTTGCCACCCGCGGCCGTGAGGGTTCCGGCAGCATGGAACTCCGCACGACCCTGACGGTTGGCACCGCCGCGACGGTTGGCAACTCGGTGCCGCAGTCGGTCATGACTGGCGAGTTCGTCAAGTGGCTCGATTGGGGCGATCCAGTTCGGCAGCTCGCCACGGTTCAGACCGTCCCGAACAACCTGCGTTTGCCTGTCATCGACAGCCGCACCACGGTGACGGCGACCGCGGAAAACGTTGACTACACCGAATCGAACTTCACGACGGTCCTGAAGACGTTCGGCGCGTGGAAGGCTACTGCGACCACCCCGGTCACTGAGGAACTTCTGTACGACTCGGCCATCGACGTTGCGGCTGAGATCGTCGCGGATCACGCCCGTGGCCACAGCAAGTACCGCGCCGATCAGCACATCAACGGCGACGGCAGCACCGAGGAGGAAGGCCTGCTTTACAGCGATACGGCGTGGTCCAACGTCGTGAAGACTGGCGCGACCGCTACCGATGTCGACTACGATGACATCATCACGGCGTACACCACCCTGCCGACGGCCTACGCGCAGAACGGCAGCTGGATCATGAACCAGGCGACCTGGGCGAGCCTGCTGAAGATCAAGGACGGACAGAAGTACGTGTATGACGGCATGCAGGGCATGATGGTGCAGCAGGGGGCGGCGGGCCTCTTGATGGGTCGTCCGGTCTACATCAGCGAGTACGCGCTCACGTTCCTGAGCGGCACTGCGCGCAACCTGATTTGGTTCGGTGACTGCGCCCGCGCGTACCGCATCGTCGACCGTAAGGAAGTGACGTACATGGTCGACCCGTACACCAACTCGATCAAGGGCGTTACCAACTACCGCAGCTCAATGCGTTCCGATGCCAAGATCGTCGACAAGCGCGCCGGTCTGGTCATCGCCAACAAGGCCTGACATCAGCCAGTGACCCCGGGCGGGTAGGGGGGA